TTCGCCGGCCGACGTGCGACGGGTGCGAGGTGTGCACCCGCGAAGTCATCGGCGGCGTGCCACCGTGCGGCACGGCCTCCTCGCCGTTCTCGCTTTCGCCTTCACTCTCGCCGAGCGGCGGCTTTTCGCCTTCCTCGGGCTCCTCTGGCGGTGGCGGCGGCTCGTAGGGGACTATCGCCATCCACTTCGTCCAGTAGGCGAGGATTTCGTCATCGTCGGGGCTCACGTCCTCGATGACGTTGCCGCCTTCGATCCACTCGCCATGCCAGTAGACGCGGTAGCGGGTCAGGTGCTGTGCCATGTTGTCTTGCCTCTACGGCGCAGGCGGCGTGCCGAGGCCGTTGCCGACGACAGCCCAGGTCACCGCGACATCGTGCCGGCGGTTCCAGGTGTGCCGCATCCTGATCCGCAGGAAGATCATGTCATTCTGGAACGCCGAGTAGTACGGCAGGTTGGCAGCCGGCGGTCCGACCTGGTTCGGCGGCAGGGCCGGAAGACCCCCAGTCGGCGTCGCCGAGTAGATCGAAGCGTGCTCCGAGGCGTCGAGCAGCGGCAGCATGTCCTCGGCCCAGATCAGCTGGCTCGCGTCGACCAGAGCGTAGCCCGTGTTGGTCGCCGGCACAGGGCCAGCCGGCGGGATAAACGGGATAGCGATATTGGTCGAATCGATGATCGGGTAACCCAGCAGCGTGCCGGCGTCGATCTCGGCCTTGAACACGAACACGTCAATCTGCGAGCGCAGCAGCCGCAGATATTCCTTGGTGCGGGCGTGCATGATCCAGACCGGCGCCAGGAACGGTATGTTCGCCAGCCGCAGCGCCATGATCATGTTCTTCAGCGCGGTCGTCGCGTCGGCGACGGCGGCAGGCCCTTGCGTCGACTCGTCGTCAAACCGGCCGCCAAGATTTTGGGCGACAGGCGGCGCCAGGATGCCGCCAGGCGGTGAGGCCCCGGCACCAGCCGCAGCGGTCGAGAAGAAGTTCGTGTCGATGGTCCGCGCGGTGCCTTCGACCATGTCGTCGCGCACCAGCATCTCGATGCCAGGGTCGGAGCGGTGCATCAACTCGTTGGTCATCGGCACGATGACGGCGAGCTTGGCCGGGGTCAGCTGCAACTGGCCAAAGGTCAGCCGCTGGACCCAGATGTTCTGCCCTTCCCCGATGTAGCCACCGGTCACCCCACCGGTTTGACGCGGGATCAGCAGCGTGCCAGCGGCGTTGAACTGCAGCCGGCGCATCGACGGCAGGCGAGCCGCGATCAACTGCGGGCGCAAGAGCTCGATGAACTCGCCGCCCATGTGCTCAAGGCGGACCAGGAAGCCGCCGGCGCTGCCATCGGTTGGCGCAGGCGGGAAGACCGCGCCCGGACCGCCAGCGGCTGGATCTGTCGCGGCGCGGCCGAACCAGTTGGCGTAGGCGATCGTGTCGGCGAGATCGTCGTCGCCCCAGCGCTGGCGCGCGTACTCGGCAGCGTTCCAACTGCCGGCGACACAGCAGGCGATCGCCCACCGCGTAAAGCCAGAGCCCTTGTACTCGTCGCGCCGCCGCATCTCGATGTGCGGGCGTTCGCGCACCGCCGGCAGGTGCACGGTGCTCCCCGGACGGTTGCCAGGGATCAGCGCCGGCACCGGGGCCGCGCGGCGCATCAGCATCTGCTCGGCCGCCGACAGCGTCTCAAGCTGGCCGTCGACCACCTGGATGCGCTCGGTCATCGTGCCGATCGCCAGCGTCTCGGCGTCGTTTAGATCACGGTTCTCGTCGAACGAGGCCTGCATCGCAGCCTCGCAGTTCGCGACCAAATGGCCGCGCTCCGACTGCAACGTCGAAAGTCGCTCCTGCAAACTGGGCATGGGTAAAGGCCCTTACGGGTCAGACCCGAGACACCGGGCAGTTAGGCCGTTTTGGCCTTGAAGCGCTCCAACATGCGTTGTGCCTCGGTCCGCCGGCTGAAGCTCTCATGCTCGAGAGCGGGGGCGGATCGCGGCCGCACTGGGGCGCGAACCATATCGGAAAATACGCGGCGCAAAAAGGCCGGATGCGGATCGATCGACTTCGCCAGCATCACCGCGTCAGGATTTGCTGGCACAGTGCAAAGCGACAGTTCGATCAATTTCGACTTAATAAAACGCCAGCCGATCCACTCTTTGTCGTCGTTGAAGCGGTCTTCCATTTCCATCGGGATAAACCCGACTGAAACAGCGCGCAGACCGCCCGCCTTCGTCATTTTAAAGAGATTGTTGGCCCACGGGTTTATGTCTTCGGGGAAGAACTCAACCCGCGCAGTTGTCAGCGTTGCATCGACATTGGTCCGAAAATCCCTGACCCAGCCGATCGGCGGCTCCCAGGACTGATGGCCCCACAGAAACACTGGGTTGCGGAAAAAATCCTCGGTATCCCAGTTCTGCTCGATGACATCGCCGTAGCGATCCTCGCGATTACTCGACGCGATGAACTGCGCCGTGCGATCGTCGCCGACTTCGGCCAACTGAACTGTTTTTTGCATCCAGTGCGGATGCGCATCGGCTCGGCGAGCAGACATTTTGCCGGCTTCCTCTTCCATCTGGTCGAAGTAATGATCGAGCACGGCGCGGGCGCGATCGAGCGTGTCCTGCGGCGCGTCGGTCTGCGGCAATCGGCTGGCGGCGGCGCGCAGACCCGCTGGCGAAGCCTTCAGCCCGCCGATGTAGTGGGCGAACGGCAGTTTATAGGCGCCGCGGAGTTCGCTGTTGGCTTCGTCGTAGATCAGAAACCCGCGCTTGGCCTTGCTGGCGTCGATCTCGCCATCGCTGTTCTCGGCCCAGCTGAAAATGGTCTCCTTGGCGCGGTCGCCGTCCCAGGTCTCGGTGGTGTCGATCGGCAGGTCGCGATCGGCGCCGACGACCCAGTTCTCGGCGGCGTCGCCGACCCGCTGGACTGGCGCGATCCTGGTTCTCACGGCCCATTCCTCGGGCCGGTCGCCCTTCACGGCATCTCGTCGGGGATTTCCTCCTCGACGTCTTCGTCGATGGCGATGACCGTCACGTCGCGATCCTCCTCGTCTTCAGGGTCTTCTTGACGGGGCAGGAACTGGCCGTCCTCATCGCGCGGCATGTCGTCGTCTTCGTCGCCGTTCTGGCGGGTTTCGTCCTCGTCCTCGTCGCCGTTCTGCCGCGACTCCATCTCGTCGTCGGGCTCGTCTTCGTCCGGCAGCTGGTTTTCCAGCGACGGGTCGTAGGGTTCTGGATCCTCGATATCGATCGCCCGCGTCGTTGTGTGACGCGCCAGAATCGCATCGGCCATGCCAATGCCGCGATTAGCCAGCATCGGCCCCGGCGCCGGGGCAGCGGTGACAATTGGAGAGCCGACGCGGCCGGTGACTGGGCGGGCAGCGGCGGTGTTGGGCGCAACAAAATTGCCTCGGTCGTACCCGACCAGGGCGGAATTACGAGGTTGGGACACGGCGTCTCCTTTCAGCGCACGGGCGGCAGAGAGCGATCAGGTTCTGCCAACGATAGAAAAGTTCTTCATCGTTGCCTGGCGGCTGGCGGTGCGTGACGATGACCGCGCGGCGGTGCTCAGCGCGCTCGCAGTCTTCGCAAACCTCGTGCTTTTCGAGATACGCGGCCTTCAGCAAGCGCCAGCGATGGCCGCCCAAGCGGATAGCCATACGGGTCACCTGCGCGGCGCGCGCCAGGCTCGCCGCGATGGGTTGCGGTTTCAGGCGGAGAATTTTTGCTGGGTTCCAGGCGGTTTTTTAACAACCTAGTTGCCGCTATCGCTTAACCAACAAGCGCTGTCAAGACGTAAACGCGGCCAAGGCTTTAATCGCGGTGATGGTCCAGCTGCGCGCGGTGCGCGGATCGATGTGGTGATGCGCCGCGAGATCGGCCCAGGTTACTTCCTGGACGATCACGGCATCGAGCAGTTCGTAGACGATCGGCCGATCAGGTTTTCGGCCCAGTCGGGCCAGGGCCGCGGCGATCGCGCGCAATTCCCTGATCTCGTCGAGATTTTCGAGCGGCGGCTCTTTGGGGCCGCCACCTTTGTTATCGACAAAGCAGATGCGGCTGTGCAGCAAGCCGCCAAAGGCGCGTTCGCTGAGCCCGCGAAACCGGCAGGCGGCATAGTATTCGCGCCCGGTGATCGCCTTGGCGCGCAGCAGGCCGTCGATCGGCGGCTTGCTGCGCCACGCTGGACGGAAATGGCGATCGTCGACCTGGGGCGGCTCGAACGCCCGGTGCTGGCGGTAGAACGCTGACGGGGCAGTCATCCCATCAACCGAAACCTGGCAAATAATCCCGGTAATCCTGGTAATCCTGGCAAAAAAATCAGGATGCCGGGTTTTGCAATCGCGGGACATCGCGAAAAGAGGCGGGCGGCCAAGCCGCCCAAGTTTGGGAGGTGTAAACGCGAAACGACGCTGTCTCGTCTCACCGCGTCACCTTAGCCTGTCACCCGCCAGGTGATCCAGATAGCCACGCCCCACAGCATGAGCGACAACACCAGCGCGAGGCCAAGGCCCACTCCGCGGCTGATCGGCGGACGCGATGGCGGCCAGCGATGCCCGCTTAGCAGACCGAGTTTCACGTGAAGCGTGCCCGGTCGCCGAGCGCGAACAGCGGCCCAGCGCTGCGGGTTTTCGGGAACAGCACCGCCTCGGCGTAAACCCACAGCGCCAGCGCATCGGCCTCGTCCTCGCTGACGTTGGGCCAGCCGTAGACGGCGCACATTTTTTGCGTCGCGGCTTTCTTGTTGGCGCGCCCGCCCCACGAACCATTGCCGGTGAAGTGGCGGCAGATCACGTTGCTCTGCTCTTCGCGGCACGGGATCGTATGCTCGTATGCGACCATCTCGACCAGGCCGCACATGGAGAACAGCCGGCGCACGACTTTGATGTCGATCGGCGTCGAGGTGCCGGGAACTGTCGAGATCACCTGGCCGGTTCTCGTGCGCACCTTTTTCGGCGCGAACCGCGGCACATACGGGGCCTCAAAGACAATCATGCCCGGCTGCCATTCGATGCAACGCGCACCCAGCCACAAGCAAAACGCGCGCAGGACCTCGCCGGTGTTGGGGTGCGGCTTGCCCGAGCGGAAATGCCCAAAGGCTGGCTGATCGCCGGGCATGCCGTAGGCCCAGCCGGTCGTAGTCGCGACATCGAGCGCGAGCAGGCCGCCGGTCATTCGGCTGCCATGTCGAGGAACAGCGGCGCATCGGCCTCGAGGCGGCGCCGCGCCATCGCCGCGTAATCCGGGCTGAGCTCGATCCCGATGCAGTTGCGCCGCTCTCGATCGGCGACTAGCGCGGTTGTGCCGGCGCCGAGGAAGGGGTCGAGCACCGTCGCCGCGATCGGGGCGGCGGCAGCGCAGCGGCACGTCGCGCGCCAGCCGAGGGTTGCGACAGCATAGTCGTTCTCCCAACCCGCGCGAGCAGCGGTGCCGGCTTTGGCACCCTCTGTCATATCGGCAGAGTGGTCGGTCCATCCTTTGCCGGTCGTGCCGCCAGATCTTTCGACTACCCGTTCCCACGGTGCGCCGCAGCGCGCGCACACGCCGCGCTCGCTGGTGCCGGCGAGGATCGCCCGCTTTGGGATTTCTGGACTGAACGTCGCGAAGTGCGCCTCGGGATAGGGCGCCGGGCCGAGCAGCCACCAGTTGCGCATGTTG